TGGAGATAAAACATGATTCAATACTATGAGTCTATATTTTACAACACCTTGGAAGAACTATTAGCAACTTGGAAACCCAACCATCCGGATGTTTTGCGGTTGAAAGCAAAATATGGAGAAGGTATTCAATTTAGTACCATCTCACATCGAAGTGGTGTGAAGCCTCAATTTGAACTGAGTTGCTACAAACTAAAAAAAATAAAAGGAGCGTAATAATGACATCTATTCAATATGTGATTTTATTTAGCATTGTATATCTTTATGTATATGCTCTGATTTGTAGAATCTGTAAATGCATTGAACATTGTGCTACCGCCAGAGCTTATTCCAAATTAAGAGAAAACGGAGTTATGACTAAAATGAGCGATGTTGAGGCGGGCATTATTAAAATCGGAAAAGAGAAGGAGGATGCAAGAAAAAATGTGGATTCATAAGTTAGTAAAAAATAAAATCCACGCCGTTCTGTTTATTCTTCTAGGAGCGTTGTCAGTCCCGATTGAATGGGACGCAACGTTCTTTTTATTTACCCTGATTATGGGTGGATACTTATTCTTTTCGAAAGAGAATTGGATTTATGAAGGAGAGGAAGACGATGGGACGAGCCGAGAGAAGACGTGCTCAAAAGTTAAAGCAAAAAGAGAAAACCACTACATACAATCTCACAAAGGCACAACTCGATGTCATGGTTCGGGAAAAAATCGGAGACGAACTTATCAGAGTAAAGCAGGAGGCTACCGATGATGCGGTAAATACTGCGATGGTTCTGCTTCTGACTTTGCCATTGGAAGTGCTGATGGACCATTATTGGACAAAATCCTATGCGAAGAGAATTCCGAAGTTCACCGAACGAGTTCTGGAATACTACGAACGCTGGCAAAATGGTGAGTTGGATATGGAAAAATTGAAAGAGGATTTGTGGGAATATGGTGGTGTGAAATTAGTTGAAAGTGAGGGTGAAGCAACATGAAATGTGTAATGGGAGTTATTGCGTGTATTGTTGGGCTCTTGGGTCTGATCGGACTGATTGTGTTAAAGGCGACCAGCTCTTCTGCAACCTATATGGACGATTCATTCCGGTGGGGAGGACGAGATGGGCGTTAAAAATGATTATCGTAAAAATGCAGAAGGGTATTCCGATCCGACTGCCTGTGAAGCACTGAGAAACATTGAGCGGGAAGAAGAACGGTTCCATAAGCTACTGGATACCATTTTTACGCTGTGTGAGCTGTCCGACTTTCACATTGAGGAGCGGATCGTGATCAAGGACAAACGAACCGGACGAATTTGGAGGTGATTATTTATGGATGATTGGCAGAAGACTGTAGATGCTCTTGTAGAAGCTTGGGAAAAATTTACGACATCTATAAAAGAGATGGTGGATGCTCTGAACAAGGCGTTTGGAGTTTCGTCACCTGAGAAAGAGAAGAAAAAGAGTCTCAGCTCTCCGGCTCGATATGGAATGTCTTTGCGGAGAACTCGGAGGGAATCTTTCGTTAAGCAGTATTCTTACCGACCGATTGCCCGGAAACACTTACCTTACCAGAGAAGGAACTATTGAAAATCGTCCGTACAAAGCTTGAAAGTGGGTGAAAATCACGCCCACTTTTGGGTTTTGAAAA